TAAACCTAACAGACGCCAAAGGCACATCAACCAATTACTGGGGATCCAGCCATCCGACTTCGACAGTGTTCGGCGTAGATGCGAATGGCTTCGCCAACAACAGCGGCAACATGGTCGCCTACTGCTTCGCCCCAGTAGCTGGCTATAGCTCCTTTGGCAGCTACACCGGCAACGGCAGTACGGATGGGCCGTTTGTTTATACGGGGTTTAGGCCGAGGTGGGTGATGGTTAAGCGCACTGACTCCACCGGCAACTGGACAATTAAGGACACGTCAAGACCTGGCTACAACGTAACCAACCTGAACCTATTCCCCAACCTCGCAAATGCAGAGACTACTGAATATACTGTTGACCTACTAAGTAATGGATTTAAAGTCCGCGAGACCGCTTTCCCGAACGACTGGAATGCCTCCGGCGGCACCTACATTTACGCCGCCTTCGCCGAATCGCCCTTCCAATACGCCCGCGCACGATAACTATTATGTTCTTACTAAATGGAAAACCCATCCCATTGGATGCGGCTTTTACAACTGAAGATGGTACACAGTACCCAGCCAACTGGTTACGACTGGCTACGGTAGAGGAAAAGGGGGCAGTTGGAATTACTGAAGTCCCTGATGAACCCTGGTACGATCAACGCTTCTACTGGGGTGTTGGCATTCCAATGGATTTAGGTAAACTTGTTGATCAATGGGTCAATCAAACACGTACCACTGCTGGAACTCTTTTAGCACCAACTGACTGGTACATTGTTCGAGAAGTTGATAATCAAACACCTATTCCAATTGAACTTAAGGATTGGCGGCAGGATATCCGTCTGGCTTGTGAAGAGAAGATCCTTTACATCGGCACGGTTAACACGGTTGATGAGCTTGCTGCTTATGTAACTGGTGCTGAGTACAACGTGTGGCCATCACTAGAACCACAACCTTTAGTCGATTAAAACATCATGATTACCATCCTTGGGGTCAAGGTTTCTTATGAGACCTTGGCTTTTTTCATTCTTTTTATTACTTCTGAGTACCTCGGTCTAACTAAGAAGCGTCGCTCCAATAGCGTTACCCAAGCCATCTCTATGGCTGCTGCATACTTCAGTAAGACGCGGACTGAGGATGATACCATACGTCGTCTACGTCGCACCTTTACACGGAAATGACCCATGGTAGTACTTCCTGTTAAACAGTACTACCCACAAACTGACAGTGCTACGGGACACGGTGATCGGATGTGCTTTAGCTCTACATGTGCTATGGCCATTAAGTACCTACGTCCTGATGCACTACGTGGTAGTAACGCTGACGATGATTACCTCCAGACTGTTTTGAAGTATGGAGATACAACTGAATATACGGCTCACATTAAGGCTTGTAAGGATTACGGTGTTACTGCCACCTTTTATAAGAATGGCACCAAGCAGGCACTCCTGAACGAACTAAAGAACGGTTTTCCAACTGCTACTGGGATTCTACATCGTGGTCATGCGTCACACCCGACTGGTGGTGGCCACTGGATGCTCCTGATTGGTGACGAAGGTGGTAAGGGTGTCTTCCATGATCCATACGGTGAGATGGATAACGTCAATGGTGGATACGTTAAAATTGGATCAGGTGGTCAAGGTGTTAAATACTCCTGGATTAACTGGCTCAAGCGTTGGGAAGTCGAAGGAGCCCGCACTGGCTGGTTTATGACCTTTCGAGCCGTCTCTACCCCGTCCCCTAAGCCCAGTACCCCCAACACCTGGGATGGCGTTGTAGCGGCTGCTAGGGCTGCTGGAGCCAAGTTCCCAGAGGTAGTCGCTGCTCAGTGGGCACTTGAGAGTGGTTACGGTAAACACACATCTGGTACTAATAACTATTTCGGTATCAAAGGTGCTGATGGTGAAGGTTCACTTGTCTCTACGACCGAGTTTGTCGGTGGCATGGAAATCAAGATGGATGCATGGTTCAAGAACTTTGCAACCATGAATGATTGTGTTTCCTATATTGTGGATCGTTGGTACAAAGATTACAAAGGTTATACGGGTGTCAACCTAGCTTCTACCCCAACGGAGTGTGCCCAATTGTTGGTACGTGAGGGATATGCAACTGATCCCGCTTATGCGGACAAATTGATACGTATTCTACGGGAACATGATTGAGGCAATTATTACGGGTGTCGCATCCCTTGTCATTGGTGTTGGTGGTGGTATAGCTTCACTCAGTAGTAGAACAAACTCACGTATGGATCGCATTGATAAACGTATTGATGAGATTGAGTTACGTCTTGCTGAGAAGTATGTACCACGCCAAGAGTTAGCCAATGCACTACAAAAAATGGAGGATCACATGATCCGTATTGAAAACAAGCTAGATCAGATTGTACTGAGAAATGGCTAAAAAGACAAAGGCTACGGAGGACATGTTTAATGAACTCCACAATATTGTTACAGTAGAGCTACTCAATCGTATTAAAAGCGGTGAGGCATCTACACAAGACCTGAAGGCAGCTTGTGATTGGCTGTCTAAGAATGATATCAGTGGTGTTGCTTACGACGGTAACCCATTGGATAAACTTGCCACCATTATGCCCAAGGTGGATCCCGAACTTATACAAACGAGGCTGTATGGCAAGTCGCACGTCTAAGTACTACAAGGCTAACCCAGAAGCTAAGGCCAAGCGTCTTAAGCAACAGGCCGCCTATAATAAGACAAAGGAAGGTCTTAAGATCCGTACCGAGGCTAACCAACTAAACAGGAAACTTGGTACCTATGGTAATGGTGATGGTAAGGATGCTAGCCATACGGGTCCCGATAAAGGTAAACTAGAGTCACCAAAGGTAAACCGTACTCGTCCACGTCGGGGGAAAAAGTATGCCTAATCCAATGCAGATCCGTAGTCCACAAATGGACATGGCCATCCGTATGCTGACCGATGGCACCTTTAGCAAGGCTACTGGTCGTAAAGTGCCGGCCTTCAGTCTTGAACAGGCTGCTGCCCTGGTGGGTAACGCTATGCATGAGACTGGTTCACCAAACCTGACAAACATGGATGTTGTCGAACGAGGTAATGGTGGTGCTGGTAGGGGCTTGATGCAGTACACAGGGCCTCGTCGTGAAGCATACGACCGGGCTAATCCTGGTAATGACATGGCCCGTCAGATGCAGTACGCAGCACAGGAATATGCAGGTAAGCATGATCCTGGTGGTAACTCGCTGATTGGGTATACGCGTTCACTGGAAACTACTCCACGACGTGATGTAACCGCTGCTACGACTCACCTACTTAATAATTACTTCCGTCCGGCTAATCCTGAAGCCAGCCGCAAAGAACGTGTTGCTAATGCCAAGGCAGTCCTTAAGATTTACCAGGGACTAACTAAACCAAAACCTAAACCTACTGCTAAACAGCAACAACCAAACATGCTTAGTAATGTCCTTAAAATATTTGGCTTTGCTCGGTAAATGACTCCACTACTGCCAAGTCCTGATCACTACCTCCATAACCTAATAACGATGACAAGCTCTGAAGCAAAGAGGCTACACCGTCGTGCAATTAAGGAATACTTCAATTGTCAATGTGTTTATTGCGGAGAAACTTATGAACTACATGAACTTACACTTGATCACGTTCGCCCTAAGTGTTTTGGTGGCGAAGACCTTACATCAAATTTGGTCCCCAGTTGTAGGCAATGTAATCAGGCCAAGGGTAGTAGAAATTGGTTACAATGGATGAGGGATACATTCGGTCCGACACATAGAGAAACACTTATTCTATCACACATTAATTAATCATGATTGGTAAAAAGAAGGACGATAAGCAGGACAAGAATCGTGGTTCTGTAGTTGAAAGCATTCGGGAGTACGCTAGTCGGGCTACTGCTGCTTCCATGTCTCGTCAACAAGGGCGTAGTAACATGACCTCCAATGACCTCTCACCAAAGGCTAAGGGTGGTGCTGCAACCGTAAAGGAAGCACCCAATGGTAAAGAATATATGGGTCCTGGTTATGGTGAGTACAAGCCGAAGCAGCAGGTTGGACAGGAACAGGTTAAGTACAAGAAACCTGAGCGTCGTCGTCCCACAGGGCGGGAAGAAATGATTGCCCAACGGTACATGGATAACGAGGACAAAAAGAAAAAGGGCGGGTCTAACGTTGTTGGGAGCTGAGTAATGGCTCCAAAACGTGTAATTCACTATACTCCAGAAGGTGACGCCTTCAAAAGTAGATACGCATCTATTATTGGAAACTCTAAGGTACCTGGTGTTGATAGAGCCATTGATATTATCTATCAAACACCAGATGATGTTATTATCCCATACTTAGAGGAAGCATTAAGAAAAAACCCGGAAGCTGATCCAAAGAAACTTGTGCAAGCTGTCAAAGGGGCTGAACACAAAATTTTTAAAGATTTTCAAGCTGCTCCTTGGGATGAAGTACATCATGGTAGGGCTAGTCTTAGTTCTATGCGAAATGTACGCTATCTCCCACCAGAGGAAAGAGTACTGGCTTTAAATACAGTAGCTACTGAACTTGGTGGTCCAATAGGAAATAGTCGATTTAATCTTCGTGGCAATTCAGCTTCTAGAGCAGCACACACTGGTGGATTGTTTCCATGGAAGACACTTGATAAAGAAAAATATCGGGATGTCTATGATATTCCAACAATCCCAACTGAATCTAGTATGCATCCCATGGGAACAAATGCTGCTAATGATCCACGAGGAATTGTAGTACCTCAAGTTAGTACTGCTCCTGAATTTACTAGCAAGGCTGTAGAGTCTTCTAGAGTACAATTTGGCGACACAGTTACTGGCCGGCAGAGTGATATTCCACGTCGTGTTATTATAGATAATATGCTGGAAAGAACTCCTTTCTCGTTGGCCATTGGATCGCCAATGATTTATGGAGTCAATGCTGAACCAACTGATGTTAAAGCAAGTAAAAAGTTTTTTCAATTACCAGAAAACGAACGCCTTCGAGCTAATATTGCACAGTCTTCATTTACATTAGATTCACCGCAAGGGCAACGTTTAATGCAAAATGAAGCCAATAGAGCCAAGGCCGCATTGTATATTGCTGATTCGTATCTTTCGGGTCTACCAATGCCGTCCAAACAGGCAGTTCAATCTTTAGCTTCCAGTGCTAAATCTCAATTACCATTTGCTGCTACTGCTGGTATTAAACCTTTAGCACAAGGTAGGCCCACAGAGGCACTTGGAGAAGTTGCTAAAAGTACTGCTGTTGGTGTGGCAACAGAGCCCATTATGTCTCCAGTAATGAGTAGACTTATGCCATTAGCTGCAGCTAATCCAGTCGCTGCAACAGCAGCTGCGGCAGTTGGTACTGAACTATTAGCACCTAGAGCTGCTGGTAGTACCGAACCGTATCGAGTTAATGTAAAGGGGCAAAGTCTATGGGTCGATCCCACTAAAAACCAAGTTCTAAGTAAACCTGGATACGGAGTTGATATTAAAGGTGGAAAGCCTCAGTTAGTTCCTCGTGGATCTGGTGCTGCATCTAAGGCATCAGCTGCTGACCCTATTAACAGAGCAGTGAAATCTGCAGTTAACGAAGCCCAATACTTTATTGTTAATCCAATTCGTAGTGCATTTGGTAAGGTATTCGGAGGTCGAGACATTTAATGGAAAAACCCGAAAAGAAAGAAGAGTCTAATCCCCTGGTTGACCTTATACGTAAAATTAAGATTGCATATGCTATTGGTAAGGATCCAGTAATCAGTGCAATGGCTAGTCGTGGATTTACCCCATCTAAGAATGCCGCATTAAATATCGGTAAACTGATGAACATCTCCTACGATCCTGCGTCCCGTATTCGTCCACGGGATCCTCAACAACAACTACGAGCTAATAACATGCGTATTGGTGAGACAGAACGCCTCACTAACCTGTTCGGTGGTACGCGAACCAAGATGGCAGACTGACCACCAGAGTCTGCTCGCAGGCTCACAGAGGCCCTTCTACGACCCTGTAGAGGGCCTTACCCACCCATCCCTTACAATCTACCGTGAACGATGTTTTAACGGCCCTACGGGGCGATTTCAAGCTGTTCCTTCAAGCACTGTGGCAGCAACTAGACCTACCCTCTCCGACAAGAGCACAGTACGCTATTGCTGACTACCTGCAGTATGGTCCCAAGCGACTACAGATCCAAGCATTCCGGGGTGTCGGTAAGAGCTGGATTACTGGTGCCTTTGTGTTGTGGACACTCTTCAATGATGCAGAAAAGAAGATCATGATTATCTCAGCTTCTAAGGAGCGTGCTGATAACATGTCTATCTTCTTACAGAAGCTGATCATTGAAACCCCATGGTTGGTACACCTCCGTCCGAAGAGTGATGATAGTCGATGGAGTCGTATCAGCTTTGATGTCAATTGCTCACCCCACCAGGCACCATCCGTCAAGAGTGTGGGCATTACGGGGCAGTTGACTGGATCACGAGCCGACTTAATGATTCTTGATGACATTGAGGTTCCAGGCAACTCAATGACTGAGATGATGCGTGAGAAGTTATTACAATTATGTACCGAGGCTGAGTCCATCCTGACGCCAAAGAAGGACAGTCGAATTATGTACCTGGGGACGCCACAAACTACCTTTACGATCTACCGGAAGCTGGCAGAGCGTAACTACCGCCCATTCGTGTGGCCCGCTAGGTACCCGAAGTCACTTAGTAACTACGAGGGCTTACTTGCCCCACAGTTACAGGAAGATATCGACATGGGTGCAGAAGGGGGACGGGTAACAGATCCCGACCGCTTCAGTGATGAAGACCTGGTGGAACGTGAGGCAGCAATGGGTCGTAGCAACTTTATGCTACAGTTCATGCTGGATACCACCCTGAGTGATGCTGAGAAGTTCCCACTTAAGTTTAGTGATCTTGTCATCACGTCTGTGAACCCGACACAAGCTCCCGATGCTGTGGTGTGGTGCAGTGATCCTCGTAACGTCCTGAAGGACCTACCAACTGTGGGACTACCTGGTGACTACTTCTACAGTCCCATGCAGTTACAGGGTGAGTGGGGTCCATACGCAGAGACTATATGCTCTGTTGACCCATCGGGACGGGGTACGGACGAAACATCAGCAACATACATCTCACAAAGGAATGGCTTTCTCTACGTTCACGAAGTACGAGCGTATCGCGACGGTTATAGCGATAACACACTTCTTGACATCTTGCGTGGGTGTAAGCGTTACAATGTTACGAAGCTCCTCATTGAAACCAACTTTGGTGATGGAGTCATCGGAGAACTTTTTAAGAAGCACCTACAACAAACAAAGCAGGCAATTGATGTCGAAGAGGTGCGGGCCAATGTGAGGAAGGAAGACCGCATCATTGACGCTCTTGAACCTGTTATGAACCAGCACAGGCTTATTGTGGACAGATCGGTAGTGGAGTGGGATTACAGTTCTAATAAGGACGCAGCACCCGAGGAACGACTACTGTATATGCTGTTCTACCAGATGTCCCGTATGTGTCGTGAGAAGGGAGCAGTTAAACACGACGACAGACTCGACTCGTTAGCACAAGGTGTAAAGTACTTTACGGATGCCATGGGTATCAGTGCCCATGAAGCTGTCAAAATGCGTAAGCGGGAGGAGTGGAACGACATACTAGAAACCTTCCTGGATGACCCACAAGCTGCTACTAATCACATGGTGTTTGGCATGTCCTTAGACCAGCGAAAACAAGCAAGAGGAAGGACAAAAAAGGTAGTCAGTACATGGGTTAGCTTGTGACAGTTGTGAACTGGCTAATCGCTGAGATCCCTTCCACCGCAATCGATTTCGAGATCCCCCCCGTATAGGGGGGAGTGGAGGGTGGACCACGACCCCCGAAAAGGAGAAAGACATGTCTCTAACAAGACTGTCTTTCTCTCTTTATTAATGTCCCTGGGAAAGGACATTCAGTAAGTACTGTCTAATAACAAAGACACAAACATCCACTAACTTGTACTATTACTAAGTTAATACAGTGAATATTGTGAGAGGTAAGAGCGAAGCTCTTCTCACTACTGTTACTACTGTTATTAACTCTCCCATTACCTCCGTCAATAACAACAACAACTAATGACCCACCAAGTTAGTTTAGTTCACATCACACCTAACGCTGAAGAGCTTATCTCTTACATGGCAAGGGTATCCAATCCCAACAATCAGAACAACACTCAGACAAGTGCTAAGTTAATTGGGTATCTAATCGAGCATCAACATTGGTCTCCGTTTGAGATGGTGAACATGTGTGTAGAAATTGAGACCACAAGGTCCATTGCTGCACAGATACTTAGGCACCGTAGCTTCAGCTTCCAGGAGTTCAGTCAGCGGTACGCAGAAGTACAGCTACGCCCAGAGCTACCAGAGATGCGTAGACAGGACACTAAGAACCGACAGAACAGTATTGATGACCTGTCACCGAACGTATTAACTGAAACAGAGACATTACTGGCTGATGCTATTGTGACCTCCTACCGTGCCTATGATCGTCTACTGGAGCTTGGTGTAGCTAAGGAATGTGCAAGAGAAGTCCTACCACTGTGTACGCCTACACGACTGTACATGAACGGTACAATCCGGTCCTGGTTGCACTACTGTGACCTGCGGTGTGGTAATGGTACACAACTGGAACACCGACGTATTGCCGATCAAATCCGTAACATTCTGTGTCGTGAGTTACCCGGCGTTTCTATGGCTATGTGGGACTCCAACAGGCCAGTACTGGAGCTGTGAATTTTTGACATAAATTTAACAAGCCTTATATCGCCAGGGGGCCTCGTAATTCCCCCCAGTGCCCCCCTCTTGCGATCAAGGACTCACACCGTGGCTGTTAAGTCACACCCGGCCCAACACTAACGTTATACACAGTGCTCACCTATTGGTACTGTGTATAGCAATGTGTAACTATGTACAGCGGAGCGTTCCCTTATTGAGAATGAGTTGCAATAAGGATAGCACTGGTGATATGAATGGATAGCGATACGTATTCGTAGCAAGATACCAATTTATCTGTATGCCGACCAGCTTAACCCAGCGTTGTCCCGTTAGATGACCGTGAGAGGCCTCTGTATGGCCCTGTAATGCGGTTGTAATATATTGTCGGTATGGAGACACCATTAACCAGTACAGAGCCGTACAGAGCCACTCGGGAGCATGTGATGATAGATACCTGTATTCTCAATAAATGCCCGTTATTGAGATTCCGAGTATGTATAACGCGCACTAGTTCAGCTATGGTGAGACCTGTAGCACTATTCCCATTCACACACCGTGCTCACATTGTTCACACTCACGCCCGGCATCAAGTAGTGGGGACACGGTTGGCATACCCATCAGAAATCCTGATAGGGTCAGATAGCCGTTTGGTATCAGGGCGAACTACGGGGATCCCTGGGACCTGGTACATTAGGTACATCGGTGGGGGACAGGGCAGCGGGCTCTAACCACCAGCGGTCGCTAGGCCGCAACCACGAACCTTGACAACATAATTGGTCGTCACAAGACGGACTTAGCGGTGCGAGCGATCCCGCGAGTAACTATAGGTTGCAACCCGACCTGGTTACACGACCACGTTGTTATTGCCGAGCCACAGGCATTGTTTGATCATGGCACATGTCCCACCGCTATTAACATTCCGATGCTTGCTTTAGTTATCCTGATTATCGGTACCACCTACGCTATTAAGGAGATTAACGACAACGTATTCATTTAGTGCGTTAGCACTTAACCAACACTGCCACTGACACTATGAACATCACCCAACCACCAATTACTATGTACACCTACGATCAACTGCGTGATGCTGTGCAGGAATGCACCAGCTATGACCTTGTTCAACGCTTCAATGATGATGGAG